AGAAAGTGTTGACATACTAATCAAAAAGTTTAGTTAATTAACTTATCCTCAAATATTTTTTAAAAATAAATCACATAAGATAAAATATTAAAACATAATAGTTGCAGAGTTATCTTGGAGCTGTAAAATAATAAGAACTGTTTTCAAACAGAATAATAGAAGCTGTTGTAATTATTTTTTTTTCTCTTTTTTTTTTAAATCAGATAATAGCAACAATGAAATTCAAACTGGTTTGCCAAACATTAACAAAGCAAGGCAAGAGACAATGTTTAGCTCCTGGAATACTTATGAAGAATGGTAACATTAGATGTAAGGTCCATGGTGGTTATTCTACTGGTCCTAAAACCGCAAAAGGTAAGGCAAAATCTGCCAATAATATAATTAAATACAATGAGCAAAGAGCTAGTATTAACAGACAAAATATCGAATAAGATCTGCCATCTTTTGATGACTGGATTACCTTTGGCTAGAATAGTTAAAGAGAAGGATATGCCAAGTCTGACTAAAGTTTATAAATGGATTGCTGAACACAAAGACTTCTCTGCTTCAATACAAGAAGCTAGACGTATTGGTGCACAATCTTATATTGAGAAAGCAATGGATGAGTTAGAGCATTGCACTAACAAAGACATCATGATTGTTAGAGAGAAAGTACAGTTAGCCAAGTGGTTAGCTTCTAAACTAATTCCAGTTTATGGAGAGAGACAAGAAGTTAAGACTGATACTACTATTGAGATTAAATGGAATACTGCTGTAATTCCAACTGATAAGAATGTTGTTGATGTAACTCCAACTGCTGAAGAGATCGGTAGTTAGCAGCACAAACAAAGTCGGTCCTTGCGTCATGAGGTTTGGTAAGATCTAATTCACTATCATGCACCATAAAATTTAAAAAAGTATTGCCAGGCTTGCTAGAGTAATTGACTGTCCATCAATAGATGTCGATATTCTGGCAAAAAATATAGAAAAACAAATCAAGTACCACACCACAAAAAACTATCTGGCTCTCTTATACGTATAAACATAGGTGCAATACATAGACACAAACACATGAGTAAAAAGATTAAAAATAAATATAAAAATATATCGGCTTATAGCTTCACAACTTATAACAATGAGTTAGTAGTTAGCTTTGATGGCTTTGAAGATCAAAAAGATATTTTAGAATTTGCTGATTTTGTATTTGCAAAAATTAAGATGAGGTATTGGCATTCGGAGAAAGTTCCAACATTTCACTAATGCAAGTTACAATTCCTTATACTCCAAGAAAAGCACAAGCTTATATACATGAGAATTTAGATAAGTTTAGATATAGCCTACTCTGTTGTCATAGGAGGTTTGGCAAAACTGTTTTGTGTATTAATCATTTAATCAAAGCAGCGATGACAAGTAAAAATCATCAGCCAAGATTTGCTTACATAGCTCCTACTTATAGCCAGGCAAAAAAGATAGCTTACGATTACCTAGTTCATTTTACAAAAAATATTCCAGGTATGAAATATAATCAGACTGAGTTAAGAGCTGATTTTATAAATGGTGCTAGGATTACTCTGTTGTCATCTGAAAATCCAGATAGCTTGAGAGGAATATATTTAGATGGATGTATTATTGATGAGACTGCACAAATTAATTCAGATCTTATTAATGAAGTTATTACTCCAGCTTTGAGTGATAGGAAAGGTTTTATGACCTTAGTTGGCACACCGAAAGGTATGGCAAATCTGTTTTATGATTATTATCAAAAAGCTCAAGGTGATCCAAATTGGTTTCTACATGTTGCAAAAGCATCTGAAACAAAAATAGTTGATGATGAAGAATTAGCAGCAGCTTTAGCTGTAATGGGTCCACAAAAATATGAACAAGAATTTGAGTGTTCTTTTATCGGTAATATTCAAGGTTCTATATATGGTGAGATTATTGCCTCTTTGGAGGACAAAAAGCAAATAACAAGAGTACCAGTAGATCCAAGTTATCCAGTAAATGTTAGCTGGGATCTTGGCTATAACGATGCAACAAGTTTAATATTTTTCCAACAAATTGGACACATGATCCATATTGTTGATTGTTATGAAAACAACAATGAGCCGCTGCCTCACTATGCAGAAATAATAAAACAAAAAGATTATGTCATTGGTCAAAACTATGGACCTCATGATCTTGAGCAAACAGAATTTGGATCTGGTAAAACCAGAAGAGAAGTTGCTTATCAAATGGGATTGCGTTTTAAAGTTGCTCCTAGGATGGCAATCGAAGATGGCATACATGCTGTAAAGATGTTGCTGCCTAGATGTCTAATAGATGTCGATAACTGCTCAAAATTAATCAATGCTTTAAGGCATTACCATCGTAAGTTTTCTGACAAAGAGAGAACTTACAAAATAAAACCAGTTCATGATTGGAGCTCACATATGTGTGACAGCTTACGAACTCTAGCAACTGGAATACAAGAAAATAAATTTAACCAAAATAAACGACAGCAGATAGCTGATACTAACTACAAGGTACTTTAACATGGGATCAATCTTTAGACCAAAGATGCCAGCTCCTCCTCAAGTCATCATGCCAAAAGTGGAAGATGTTCCAGAGGTCGAAGATGAAGAAAGAGAGGAAGCTGAAGAAGAAGAAATGCGATTAAGCGAAAAAAAAAGACGAGGACGAAGATCTACAATTTTAACTGGCTCTGGCTTGAATGAGATTGAAGATGAAAATATTAACAAAAAAACTTTAATAGGATAAATAATTATGGGTAATAGAGGCGGATCTACTGGCGGTGGCGGCGGAGGTGTCGGACCAGCTGGTAAAAAAAGAGATGGAACTTATGGAACTAAAAAAGATGCAAAAAAAGTTTCAAATAGAAATGAAACTAGAAAAGCAGTAAAAGAATTTGTTGAAGGTGGCGGAGTTACTGGAGCTATTGTAAAAGGCATTAGTAATCAAATTAAAAAATCTAAAGAGAAAAGAGTTGAACGTAAAGTTAATGATACTCTTATAGGTACTCCAGATTATCAAGGAGATGTAGCAAAAAAACCTAAAAAAGTTACTACTCCGATTGGAGGTAATGATCGAAATGATAATCCTCCTCCTAAAGTAGAAACTCCTAAAGTAGAAACTAAAAAATCTGTAGAGCAACCAAAAGTAAAATCTCAAATGGATAATACTGAAGTTAAATCAAAAAATATTACAGCTGATAAAACTGCTCCAACAGAAACCGAAATGCCTACAGAAGAACTTACTGAGGATGAAAAATTGTTAAGAAGAAAAAGAGGTAGAAAAACTAGAACAGTTTTAACCTCTGTTACTGGTGACAATACTAAAGCAACATTAAGCAGAAGAACATTATTAGGAGTATAATTATGAGCTTATATAGAAATATAAATAAAAGAAAAAGAGCTGGAACTTCAAGATCTAAAAAGAAATCAACTATTTCAGCTAAAGCTTACAAGAATATGAAAGCTGGTTTTCCAAATAGCAAAAAGAATAAAGCTAAAAGAAAAAGAAAAAAATAATGGCTTTTAAATCTTTAAAGGCTCCAAGAGGATTTCATTTCATGAAAAAAAAAGGTGGAAGATACACCTTAATGAAAGGTTCATATAAGCCTCATACTGGTGCAGTAAAAACAGCTAAATTTAGGATACAGAAAAAACATGCGTAAAAAATTAACTTCTAAGCAAAAAAAAATTGCAAGACTTGGTGGTAATAAAAAAAGAATTGATGCTGCTGATTTCAGAAAGCTTAGAAAAAGAAAAAAAAGAAAATAATGCAATCACAAGAATTTAGAACTTTGGCTAGACAGCTCAAAGACAACCTATCTAGGTTAATGGAAAAAAGATCAAACTGGGAAAGCCATTGGCAAGAAGTAGCAGATTTGATGTTACCTAGAAAAGCAGAGATCACAAAAGAACGAGCAAGAGGCGATAAACGACATACACAAATATTTGATGGAACGGCTGTACATGCTCTGGAACTTTTAGCTGCATCTCTGCATGGTATGTTGACCTCTTCAGCTAATAGATGGTTTTCATTAAGATATAAAGAAAGTCAATTAAACGATAGTGACGAAGCTAAAGAGTGGTTAGAAGATGCTGAAGGTCGTATGTACGATGTAATTTCTAAATCAAACTTTCAGCAAGAAATTTTTGAATCTTATCATGATTTAATTTGCTTTGGAACTTCATGCTTAATGATTGAGGAAGATCAAGAAGATGCTCTACTCTTTTCATCAAGACATATAAAAGAAATTTATATCCAAGAAAATAAAAAAGGTTTTGTAGATACAATATATCGAAGATTTAAAATGCCAGCTCAAGCAGCTGTTGATAAATTTGGTTTTGATAATGTTTCAAAAGAAATACAAAACACATCAAATAAAAATCCTTTTGATGATGTAGATCTTGTCCATGTTGTTAGACCAAGATTAGGTTACGATCCAAATAAAAAAGATAAAAAGAATATGCCATTTCAAAGTATTTATTTTGAATATGGTACTGGACATATAATTTCTATAGGTGGTTTTTTAGAAAATCCTTATGTTATTCCAAGATACTTAAAAGCTTCAACTGAACAGTATGGAAGAAGTCCTGGGATGAATGCTTTAGCAGATGTGAAAGTTTTAAATAAGATGGTAGAAAATAGTTTAAAAGCTGCTGCTAAACAAATTGATCCTCCTCTACTCATTCCAGATGATGGTATGTTAGCTCCTATTAGGATGTCTCCAGGTTCTATTAATTATTATAGATCTGGATCAAGAGACAGAATTGAGCCATTAAATATTAACGCTAACAATGCAACTACTATTAATTCTGAAAATCAAAGAAGAGATGCAATTAATAAAATGTTTCATATTGATCAGCTTGTCGTAGCTGAAAATAGAAACATGACAGCTACTGAAGTTATTCAAAGACAAGAAGAGAAAATGAGAATACTTGGTCCAGTATTGGGTAGATTACAATCTGAATTATTATCTCCATTAATTATTAGAGTATTTAATATTCTTTTAAGAAAGCAAATGTTTTTACCAGCTCCAGATATATTAGCAGAGCAAGAACTTAATATTGAATATGTTTCACCAATGGCTCTTGCACAAAGAGGTCAAGAACTACAATCATTAATGAGAGGATTAGAAATATTTGGTTCACTAGCACAAACAATGCCAGTTATGGATTACATCGATGACAATGGTCTTGTTAAGAATATTATTTCAATTCTTGGATTACCAGCAAAAGTAATAAAATCAGATCAAGAAGTACGACAATTAAGAGAAGGAAGAGCTCAGCAAGAAGCACAAATGGCTGAACAACAGCAACAGTTAGCAGAAGCCGAAATGGCTAAGAATGCTGCTCCGATGGCAAAAGAACTTCTAAATGGACAATAAAGAAATAGAAAAAAAAATTAAAGAGCTAAGAGAAGATTACAAAATAGTTTTTGGATCTGATGAAGGCAAAAGAGTTTTAGAGGACATCTCTATAAGATGTCATGAGAGTACGACTACTTTCTCAAAAGATAACAGTCATGAGACCGCTTTTTTAGAAGGACAAAGATCAATTCTTATCTTCTTAAAAGCAATGCTTAAATCAAAATAACCTAT